GCAATGATCATATCTGCGTTAGGGGTCTGTGTAACACCATAAAAGTCAAACAGATATGTACCTGGGGTGGAGAAAGTCAAGTACGCGGCAGCAGCCACTGCTCCGGCTTGTTGTACTTGATTGGTTATGAGCATTCCGATATTGTTTGGGGTGCCGCCTTGGATAGGAAGGAGAGTGAAATCCCAATCATCAGGACTTCCAGCACCTATGGTCGCTTGTAGCTGTTGTAGTTGAAATTCTGGGGCAATTAATTCGACTTCATAGTCGACATAAAGTTCACCGACCGTTCCGGTCTCGGTACCAGCTGTAGCAACGTAGATTCTACCAGGGTAGTAGGATTTAGGATCTGATTGTGGAGGAAGATTATTTACACCTTTGATAGTGTAGTACGCCTTGGATTGATTCAAGAGCTTGACTTCTACGGGATAATCCATCATCAACCATACGGGAGATTTCTTTGCTCCCTCGTAAGTCATAAGCTCGATTGCATCATCAGGCTCATCGTCCTGGACGTTATAATCCAAAACCGTGTAAACGCTTCCGTCCGAGTTAGTCCCCACACTGGGTTCATAATAGAACGCCAATTTCTTGAACCGAAACTGTTCCCAGTTACAAGATATTCCAGACAACCAAGGAAAGGCGGAAGGATTTCCAGGGTTTAGGGGTTGGTTATAGACGATCTCGAATTCGCCTGTCCCAGTAGTTTCTAGGAGGCCGATGAGTTCTCTATGTTTAATGCGACAAATCCGAGCAGCAGTAGGCTTGTTCTCGAATACGTAACCCTGTGCTGCAGGAGCCGAAACTTGTGTTCCAGGGACTCCAGTATAGGGTACTGCGACCATGCTTGTGCCGCTTGTCGGTGCAGGGCGAGCTTGCGCTCCACTGCGTGGTATAAGATTTCCAAGAGCGTGTGTAATTCCGTCAGCGACGGTGACGCCAGCATTAAGTCGTCGGATCTTTTCATCGAAGTCAAGATCGCGAAAGCGGGTTTTCCTTACTTTGTTCTTGGGTTGAGGTTTAGCTTTAGGTTTAGGGGGCATGTTATATGCGTGTATTGGTAATTTGCGAAAAGTGGTTTTACCAGCACCACTGGCCAAGTGGTTTCTCATTTCTTTCCAGCTGCCTTAGGCTGATTCTTAGCCTTCGGAGCTGTACTCTTATTGGACGCTTGAGCTGCGCCACTGGTGTTACCATTCTCTTTCTTCCCCTTTCCGCCTCTGCGACGGTTTCTCTTCTTCCTGACCTCCGGGTCAGGTTTCTCCTGATCTACCACTTTAGTCTCGAGTTCCTCGCCAGCCTCGTGATTATGAAGAACGCAGTTAGCTGGGAGTGCAACTTCGGGAAGAGGCACTATTAGTGGTACGTTTAGGCATCGGTCTAAACTTGGGTCTTTATCCATGAATTCAATGAATGTGTCAACATTCACGTCAGGAATCTGCTCTAGCAGAAGATCGGTAAAGCACTCGCAGTCCTCATTGGGATACTGCTCAGACTTAAGTGCGATGCTTTGTCTGGATCGAAATCCATACTCGTCAAGAAGCGTAGCTTCTTCGTCCATACCTTCAATACGGATATTGAGTTTACGGAGAACATGTCGACAAAAGGCTCCAATGATAGGAGTGTTAGGATCACTCAGAGCGTAGCTCATACACTTCTCCTTAAGTTTGGTTTGTGCGGAGACAGCGCTGGCCCTGGTAACGTGGAACTTAGCAAGTTGTCTTCGAATGTCACAGCAACTGTTGAGGTCGCCTTGCCATACGAAACGTGTATAGAACCTGCTTAGAAAATTGACTCCACGTTTGCCCTTTTGGACAAAGTTAGGTTTTACCTTCAACCCAACGAAGGTGGCGGCATCAACGCAATAACAATCAGGCATGTCACTGAGTAATGCATCATCGCCAGCAATGGCCCTCTCTTTTTCAAAAGAGGTTTTAGGTGAGAACCCCATCATACGGTATCCAATATAGGCAACAAAGTCACCAATGACCGAGTTTAAAGGAGAGGTCTCCATGGAACCGCTACCCCGACTGAATAGCTGTTCGTATATAATACCAAATGTAGTATAACCGACGTTGTTATACTGAGCTCCGTGTAGTTCCCTGATTTCTTCATGGTATTCTTCCGGAAGAAGTGCTAAAAGAAGTTCAAGTTCTAGGTATCTAAGGAAATTGTTAACGTGTCCGTCGAAGCGTGACATATCACTGGTTTGAACACCGAATCTTGATTTTACACAGATTTCAGCAATTAAAGCAGCGATTTCTTTAGGCGTTTTCCCAAATGCGTAGAAATGTTGACCTTTTAGCCAGTCCATTACTGGGTACATTATTGTGGCGTATCTGTACTTAAGCGGCCCCTGGATTATAGTTATGTTTCTTGGATCGCCAGGTCCATTCTGAGAGGCTTCTTTCTTCATAAAGCCAGATACTACAGAGCTGTATTTCATTGACCAGTTACAACCTTCCTCTATGTTTCTCTGGGTAGCTTTCGCTTGCCTGAGTGAAACGTCTTCAAGGCTAGAGGGAACTAGTATGTGTTTGATTGGTACTAGCAAGTCGAGATATTCTTTGACATATTTGATGTGTAGCGGCGTGATGTTGACATGTGATCTAACATTCACAACTCTTCCTTGCACACACTGCTGGTCGTTTCCAGCACTGGAATCAGGCGCGTAAGCGCCATGCATGAAAGGGGTCATGAAGGGAATCAGGGATGGCTTTGCGGCTTCGTCATAAGTATTTTCTTTATCAATGTATTGATATCTCAGAGCTGCTAGTTCGACTGGAAATACGTATGCGGGAGGTTTTTCTGAAACGCTCCGGATGTAGGTAAGCACTATCGATGCGAGTCCTTCGTCGAGGTCAGTCCTTTTGA